AATAAAAAGTGGAAGCAAGCTGTATTTCTTATACAGCGACGATTTCACGCTTCCCAATCCGGGCGATATAAAAATTGCGGTGAACGGATACACGGTTATGGATTCCGATAAGGGTGAATACACGCTAAAGTCGAAAGAAAAATGCGGAACCCCGTCCAAGGACCAACAGGACCGCCTGAAGGAGATGGGAGCTAATTTTGAGAGCGAAATGAAACTCTGCACAAAATATTACGTTCTCGAGCTGCGAAAGGATATCGCCGTGAACGAATCGGGAAAACTGGCGGTCAGCCTTATTGGAATGACCAATCCGCCGTTCTACCCCGACCGCGCACCGGAAGGCAAGCGCGACTACTTGGTGAAGCCGTTTAATTCCGCCATCTGCATAATGGTTCTGGATACAAGCGTTGGCAAGGTATTGGTTAATCCCGCTTCCGAAAGTTATTCGAATATTGGCGCATACTTTCGCGGAAACTACCCCGTAAAAAACAAGAAGAGCGCCAACAGTGGGCGGCGAAACGACGACAACGATGATGCCGCCAATATACACGGCGATGATGCTGCAGAAAAACGCAGCCGACAAAGCAGACCCGCTCCAAGCTCCCGCGCGGCAAACGTGTATACGGTCAACTATTTTTACGACGGACAAGGTGCGGGAGAATACGGATACATTGCCCGACCGGATATTTTTGGCACCACGCCGTATTCGTATGACAGTGGCGGCCGCGGGGGGCTGGGTTCGTCCGATAAATACATTGCAAAGCAGTATAGGGACCTTGAAGAAAAGAAGCGGATGCAGCAGGAGCAACGGGCTCGTGGTCCCGGTGCCGTCGGACAAATTGCCCCGCCCATGGGGGTTGCACCAAGCGCTCTAAACGGTGGCGTTCAGCCCTATAATTCCGAAATTAGATTTTGATTTTATTTTTTATTTTAGGCGGCGGCGGCGGCGGAGGCGGAGGCGGAGGCGGAGGCGGAGGCATTGATGATGTGTTTTGCAATAACAATTATACCCAATGAAGCTATAAAATAATTCACAATTTTGTGATGTTTTACAGAGGGCGAGAACAATGGCGCAACGCAAGAAATGGCCGAACATAAATAACCCACCGTGATCATAACGATAATAAAGAACGGAATCGCGACAACCTCCAGAACTAATAATGCGAAAAGAATAATAATACCAATTGTTCTGATTATGATTGCAAACTCCTTCAGTTTCAACATTATTTGCGTTAATTTTATTGGATTGAATTATAAAGGTATAAACAGTTTATAATTTGCGAGAATATAATATAATATAATATATATAATTTCATTATTCACTTAGTGACAGCGGAACATATCTGCTGATTAAAACTTCTAAATGAAGTAAATTAATAAAAAACAAAAAACAATTTAAATGCATGTTCGCATTACGAACTACGAATATAAACACTCGAAAATTTCAAATATATTTATTATATATATCCCATCACATCACATCACACACTATGTACAACAACAAGCATACTAATTGTGACACTGATTCCGGTCCCCAAAGCTGTCCAGCGATTCCCATTCTGTATATTGAAGAATCGGTAAAGCGATATTATGACGTTAAAAAGAAGGTAAAGGGTGAGAACGGCGGCACTCGAATGCGTATTTCAAAGAAAAAATATTATGATGTCGATTGGCGGTTTTATGTCACATATCGGTATGGAAACTATATCGTGTGCGGAACTCGATGCCCCACCTACGATTACTACAACGACAAGTGGCCTGTCATTTCAATACCGTTTACATCTACTTACGAAGCATATAATTACATCATGCTAATGACTGGGAGCAGCAAGGTGAATCTTACGCTGTATGTGTCAAGATTGGGTGGTTGCACAACTGACTTGTTGTTTGCGCAACCCACTGGAGACCGGTTCAGAGAACTGGACGTTGAGCGCGGCAATCGTCGAAATGAGATGGTTGGATATGACCGCGCGTCCTCATATGCGAAGAGTTACGACGACTCGACTATTTTCAAACTGATGTCTATTTTGAAATCCGCTGAAAATGGCAGCAGCATCATGCCATTCACCTCGTCGCAATACGGTTCTTCAAGCCAGACTGACCGGTCTACGTGTCGCCGCTACAACAACGGTAGCGGAAATTGCGACACGGTGGAACGGCAGACTACTAACTCGGATGTAATTGAGCAGCATGCGCCCGATGAACAAGAGGAGCAGGAGCAGGAGCAGGAGCAGTACAATGATGCAAACTACGATTATAATCTCGAATACGACCAACGCGATGACTATTATGATTACGTAGCATGGGAACACGCAACCGCTGCTGCAGCCGATGATGCTGCTACAAAAAAATAAATGACTTGAAACATAAACGGATTGAATGCATTGAATGTCTCGTCTCAATATGATATTTAAAACAATTTATCACAAGTTTACGCGTGTGATAAATTACAAATTACAATCCAATGGTTGGATTGGCTTATCTTAGAGCTTCAAGGGGGTGGGGAAACCGACCAGGTTGGCGCCAATACCGAAGCCGGCACCGGTACGCGCAGACACCGCCATGCTGGGAATGTATGTGTCCAATATGCTAAACGTTGCCGCGGCGGTAAGCGCAATGAGCGCGACCTCGTCCAAATTGAGCGAGCGCTTGGGAATGGCATAGGCCGCAATTGCAACCATGACACCCTCGACTAAATACTTAATCGTTCGTTTCACGAGTTCTCCTAAATCAAACATGCCTGACATTTGCTTTTTGATGTATGTTTATATATGCTATGATATTTTATAAATATTGAAAAGAAAAAAATATTTTACTTTGAATTCGAAAATATTTATGTGCACGGTTTATTTTACTTTTTTGCTTATATTATGTTTAATTGTTTATTTGTTAATTTCAGTAAAAAATACTTAAAACTGTCATGCCGTAAATAATAAAAAATAATATATAACAAATAGTATATTAATTTAATAATTTAATTAAAATGCCAAAGTCAAATCAGAACGGCGCTCCATCGGGCGTTACTGCCAAGGACAGCCCCCACTACGTGGACCTTTTGGAAGAGGACAAGCCAATCGCGGGACAAAAGTTCGCGTGTTTGTCGTTTGTGTCTCCGGAACACATTCTGGAACAAAAGGAGCACTTTTATTTTCGAGAATTCCTAAAAGTGTGGGAATTCAACAAGGCAATTGAAAAGTATACCCAGTTTATCAACTTCGTTGCATACAAGTACAACATGGACTTCAATAAGCTTTCGGAGGATTTGCAGGCATTTGTTAAGGAAGAAAAGCCCGAACTCCTAAAGACGTCCATTGCCGACGAGTACAAGACATTTGTGGACAACCACGAGGAGCAGCTGGAGGCGGAATTCAACTCTCGTCACGATTTCCAGACCTCTATTCGCGGTCTTAAAGTTCGCGGCGTGTATCCTACCCAAAAGGAAGCCGAGCTTAGATGCAAGATGCTGCGCGAGGTTGACCCCAACCACGATGTTTACGTCGGCCCGGTGGGGATGTGGATGCCGTTCCATCCCGAGGCCTACAAGACCGGGCGCGTGGAGTACATGGAGGAAACGCTAAACCAGCTCATGAACGAAAAGAAGACAAACGAGGAGAAGGCCAAGCAGGAATTCGACAAGCGCGTGAAGGATGCGAAGCAGAAGGCGATGGAGGAGAACCAGCGCAATGCGGAGAAGTCGGGTAACAAGCTTACACAAACGCTGACCAAAGAAGGAGAGCTGGTAAACGTGGCGCACATGAACGACGATGAGTTGTTCAGCACCTCAGAACAGGTGCGGAAACAGCTGTTTGAGGGTGAGAATATTGTCACATCGTCTGACAATGACCACGGTCTTAGCGGAATCTTGGAGCGACAGCGGCAGGCGCAAGATAATGCCAATTCGACAAAGGACCTGGAAGAAGTGGATTAGCGTTGACTGGTTCATTAGTTTTTTGTTTTGTTGGATTCATTGATTCATTGATTCATTACATGTTAATGAAACAATGAAATATAATTTATTACCACCGGGTCTTATTGACTTTGATGCGCGGACCCTGGCCCTTCTTTTTCACATTGGACGGGTCATAATTCTCCTCCTCGTCGTCGGAGTTCATATCTTTTGATATTTCCCAGAACTCCTTTGACCCGAGTTTGAACGGCCCGTGCTGCTGCGCTTTATACCACGAAATCTGGTCCTGCAACTTGTTGGATTTCACGTTGTTGTTGATAACGAGGCACTCAAAGTTTTCGGTGCACTGGTCCATCACCTGGCAAAACGACTCGAAGGTTGGAAACATGCCGGCGTAATTCTCGTAAATGCGTTTGCGGTTGGCAATGTAGGGTTCGCGCAGAATGAACACGTAGTCGATGTTTGTGCGCAGATTGGGCGGGATACCGAGCGGATACTGCATCGTGATGACGAGCATGATTTTCCAGTGACGGCCGTTCATGAACAGCAAGCGCATCATGATGTCTTTCGTCCACTTGTTGTCGTATAAACAATCGTCCAGCACGACAAACGTGCGCGGGTCAAT